ATCTTGATTTATTAGAAGATAGAATACTTGATGAAGTAGCTTATTATTTTAACATAGATGACTACAATAGTGGTTTAGATAGAGAAATAAAAATAAAGCTAATAAAATCTGCTTATTGGATACATTCAAAAAAAGGTACAAAAGAAGCTGTTATATCTCAATTAAAAATATTGAATTATAAAATAGATATAAAAGAATGGTTTGAATATGGTGGAAAACCTTTTACATTTAGACTATTTACAGAAAATCAAAATAAAGATAAAGATTGGCTTAAAAGGGTTGTAGAGCTTATAAAAGAATATAAAAATGTAAGAAGTATCTTAGAAGCTCTGTATTTGTTAAAAAAGAAAGAGTATACATATTATATAGCTGGTTATAAAGAAGTTTTTATAACAGGAAAGAAAGTTAATGCAGGAACAGATAAAGAAATATATAAAAAAATCTTTTATGGTGGCTATAAACAAATTAAAAAGGAGATTATTAAATGAAATTTAGTGGTTTAACAAAAAAAGGTAGATTATATCTTGCTAAAATACAAGCTGCTGAAGAACCAATTCAGTTTACAAAAATAAAATTTGGTGATGGAAAACTTTCTGAACATGAAAATCCAGCTGATTTAGTTGATATAAAAAATATAAAAGTTGAAAAATCAATTTTAAATAAAGAACAGAAAGAAGATGCCGTAATTCTAACAACTATAATTGATAATGTAGGGTTAGTTGAAGGATATTTTCCAAGAGAAACTGGAATCTATGTACAAGATGAAGATCAAGAAGTCCTATATTTTTATATGAATGATGGAGATGAAACATCATGGCTTCCACCAGAGGTTGATGGTCCTCATAGAATGGAGATGAAAATAAATCTAATATCATCTAATACAGGTTCTGTTCTTGTTCATAATGATGGAAAAGATTTGTATATAACAAAAGATTATTTAGAAAGTAATTATACTCAAAAAGGTAATTTTAATGGAACAGCACAGGATATTGAAGATAGAGTTGTTGCAGCAGTAGGAAAAGAAGATGGAAAATTTCCTCTAACTGAATCAGTGGCTGGTAATATATATTATTTTCCAGGAAACAAAAAATTTTATTATTGTTTAAAAAGCCAAACTAGTAGAGTAAGTGTTCCAAATGCAGATTTTGAAGAATTATCTATTTATCAAAATCGTAAGAAATTGGAAAATCTAATCAGTTCTAAAACAGAAGGGAATAACAGTATCCTTAAAATTGGAAATGTAGTTATTGAAACTATTTCTATTGCAGGTAGTGCAGGTATTAGAACAGCAACATTAAAAACAAGTTTTAAGAATATAATTTTTATATCATTAACTCCTTATATTACATATGGACAGCAAGTGGATAGTACTCAATCAATTTATGATTCTTCTAATTACATCATTTCAAGTAAGTCATTACGTTTTTACTGTAATGGAAATCAAACTGTTGATGTTTGTATTATAGGCTTAATCTAAATCCCTACAACAAGCATTGTTGCAGACTGGATTTCTGAAAGTAAAACCCCAGCAGTTGTAGCCCAGTCTATTCCGAAAGGCTGTCCAACTGTTGAACTACTTCCATTGTCTGTATAAGACACATAAGGAGGTTCTTGGAAAGTAATAGGAAATCTAAATTTATAAAGAATTTAAGGTTTAATTTTGTGCTTTTGAGTTTATTTTTATAATTTTTCTTAAATATAAAAAGTGAGAATTTTATATGATAAGTACTCAAAATAGCATTTCTTAAATATAAAAAGTGAATAAATTTGAAAATCTATTCAAAATTGAAAGGAGAAAATTATGTTCTACATATATACAAAAGAGAAAATAGCAAAAGTTAAATTTACAGTTAATTTAACTGCAGAAGAGGTAAAACAATTTATGGGGAATAATTTATTTTTAGATTATCCAGAGTTGAACAAAGAGGACTATGTAATTGTTAAAGATGAAGTTTTTAAATATCCAACTTATGACAATACAACAAACTTTATAAGAGAGATGAGTAAAGAAGAATTAATTGAAGAAGGAATAGAGATCCAATTAGAACCTGGAGAAATAATAAGAGATAAAAAACTTATAAAAGTTCCAAAACCTGAAAAAAATGAAAAATATTTAATTTGGAATAGAGAAAAAGGTATATGGGAATATGACTCTGAAAAAGAGAAAGAAGATTATTTTCAATTAGTTGATACATTAAAAGCTGAAGCATTAGAATATGGATTTGATTATCAAGGACATAGACAAAGACTTAGAATAAAAGACTTAATATATATGGAAATTGCTATAAAATCGTTAGAAATTTTAAAAAAGAAATTCAATAAAAATTTTAAATCTACATGGTATTTTCATGATAATTTTGAGATAACAATGTCAATTGAAGATTTTGAAGATATGATGTTTTCAGGAACAATGTTTATTCAATCTATATTTAATACTGAACATTATTTTAAAACAGAGGTTGAACCTAAAAATTTAACAAAAGAAGAATTTAAAAATAAAATAAATGAATTACATAATTTAGTTATGAAAAAAGTAGGAGGTAAAGAATGAAAGTAGCATTAATTATAGGTCATAATAAAAGAGCAAAAGGAGCATACTCTCAAATACTAGGGAGAGAATATGATTATTGGAAAAGAATAGCAGAAAAAATAAAAGGGATAATCCCTGAATTGGTTGATATCTATGAAAGAGAACCAAACGAATATTACACAAGAGAAATGTTTAAAGTTTTAGAGGAATTGAATAAGAATGATTATAAATTTTGTATAGAACTTCATTTCAATGCTGCTGAAAGTGAACAAGCAAATGGCTGTGAATGTTTGGTTTATTATAAAAATAATAAAGCTAAAGAGTTAGCAACAAATTTTATGGCTAGGTTACAAAATAAATTTGGCAGTAAAATAAGAACCAAAGAAAATATTTTAAAAGAAACTGAAGTTGTTAATGGAAAAGAAAAAACAGTAGAAAAGAAAGAAACTACAAGAGGTTTAATCCTTGTGCAAGATAGTAAAACAAGAGGTGCTTATGGAATATGCAAGAGCAAAGACACTTACATTCTAGTAGAACCTTTCTTTGGTAGCAATAATGAAGAATCTTTAAAATTTTCTGTGGAAAGTGATGTTGTAAATTTATTTGTTGATTTCATTAAAGAAATGTAAGGGGGATAACATGGCAATATTAGATAAAACATTAGAAATAGTAAATAAGTTTGTTCCTGATAAAAATGCACAAGCTGAACTTGAAAAAGAATTAAGAAGATTAGATATTGAAGATGCTAAAACTAAGCAAAAATTATTTGAAAGAATAATACCTATCACTTTTCCATTATGTGTTTGGATAGGATGTGCTTGGTGTGCTTGGGGTCTTATATTATCAATCTTAGCTTTTATATTAGAGAAAAGATATATATTCTTTGAAGTAAATGTCCCTACATTTTTAATAATGTGCTGTGGAATGTTTGGAGCAGGTTTATGGGGTAAAAAGAATATTGGAGAATACTTTAAAGGGAAAAATAATAAGGAGGATGAAGAATGAAAAAAATAATTTTTCTATTATTAATAGTGTTATCATTTATAAGTTGTAACAATAGAGAAGTAAAAAAGGATCCTGGAACTATTATAGTTCCTCTTCCTTTAAAAGCTGAATATACTCCTCCAGAGGAAATAGAAGAAACATTAAAAAATAAAACAGTAAGAGTTGAAAAAGTAACCAAAAAGAAATTTATAAGAAAAAAGGTTATCGAAGCACCATATACAGAGTATATTTTTAAATAGGGAGAGGATACAGTGATAGTTATGGCAAAATATTATCTAGCTTTAATATGGACAAGCTGGATAAGTCTTATTGTTTGGCTTATTGGTGGTTTTGATTTATTAGCAAAAGTTTTATTAGCTTTAATAGTTTTAGATTTTTTAACAGGACTCTGGGTTGGGTATAAAGAAAAAAAGTTAAACTCTCAAAGAGCTTTCAAAGGCTTAAAAAAGAAACTTTTAATAATGATCATTTTATGTGGGGCGAGTCTTATGCATAGATTAGCACCAGATTTGGGATTTAGAACACTGGTAGGTATGTTCTACTGTGCAACAGAACTATTAAGTATAACAGAAAATGCTGCAAAGGTAGGAGTACCAATTCCTAAAAAATTGAAAAAAGCTCTTGAACAATTAAAAGAAGAAGATAATAAAAATGATTAAAACAATTCTTTTTAGATAAGACAGGAAAAGAGTATACAACAGAAGAATTAAGAAAATCATCTACATATAAAAAATTTTTAGATGAACTAGTTATTATGAATTTTGCTTATGTTAATAATGAATTTATTAAAACAACAAGTAAAATTTTAGAAAACTTTTAACATAAAGCAGGATTAATTTCCTGCTCTTTTAATTTTGGTAGTTTATGGAGTAAACTTCAACAGATAGTGGAGTAAAGGATTTTAGAGGGAAAAATGGACTATATAAAACATTATATAAAGATAAATATAGACCAGAAGAAGTACTAAGTTCAGATTTCTTTTATTCTCATAGAGATATTTTTATGGAGTATGTGGAAAAAGAATTAAATATCAATGGCTTAAAACCTAATAAAGGACATATGGCTTTAGTAGAACTTGAAAAGATGGGGATTTTAAAAGCTGTTATTACACAAAATATTGATGATTTACACCAAGTATCTGGAAATAAAAATGTTTTAGAATTACATGGAAGTTTAAAGAGATGGTATTGTTTAGGTTGTGGAAGAACAGCAGATAAAAATTTTTCTTGTGAATGTGGTGGAATAGTTAGACCAGATGTTACATTATATGGAGAAAATTTAAATCAAGATATTGTTAATGAGGCTGTTTATCAACTTGAACAAACAGATACTTTGATAGTTGCAGGGACAAGTTTGACAGTTTATCCAGCTGCTTACTATTTAAGATATTTTAGAGGAAAGAATTTGATTATTATAAATGATATGGATACTCAATATGATGGAGAAGCTACACTAGTGATAAAAGATAACTTTTCTTATGTTATGGATAAAGCAGTTGAGGAGTTAAAAAAATCTTAATTGTGTTAAGTATAACTTAATAAAATAAACTAAAAATAAAGTACACTTAAAGTAATAAAGAATTTTAAAAAATAAATATCAATTAAAATGTTAATATAATGAACACAAAAATTTAAGATAGAAAATAAAAATTATCAATTATTAAATTAATAAAATTTTATTAAAAATTAAGTGAATTTCACAATAAAAATATTGCATTTAATCGTAATTGGTGTTAATATATACTTAATAAATTTGAAAGATAAATTTAAAGTTTTATCTACTAAAAATAGGGAGTGATTATAATGAGTTTTTTAGGGCAAGTTAGAAAAAAAGCCTTACAAGCAAACAGAAGAATAGTTTTACCTGAATCAAGTGATGAAAGAGTAATAAGAGCAGCTTCACAAATTTTAAAAGAAAATTTAGCACAAGTTATCCTTGTAGGAAATCAAGAAGCAATAATGCACAGTGCAAAAGCTTATGAAGTTTCATTAAGTGGAGTAAAAATAGTTGATCCTTATAATTTTGAAAGATTAAATGACTATGTTAATAAATTAGTTGAATTAAGATCAAAAAAAGGAATGACTCCAGAAGAAGCAAAAAAATTACTACAAACTGATCCAAACTTTTTTGGAGCTATGTTAGTAAAAATGGGAGATGCTGATGGAATGGTATCTGGATCTGCATCACCAACTGCAAATGTATTAAGAGCAGCTATCCAAGTTATAGGTACTCAACCAGGAGTAAAAACAGTTTCATCTGTTTTCATTATGGAATTATCACAATTTAAAGATTTATTTGGAAGTATTTTAGTATTTGGAGATTGTTCAGTAATACCAGTTCCAACTTCTGAACAATTAGCAGACATTGCTACTTCAGCAGCTGAAACAGCAGTTAGAATAGCTGGAATAAATCCAAGAGTAGCATTATTAACATTCTCAACAAAAGGTTCAGCAAAACATGAATGTGTTGATAGAATTATAGAAGCTGGACGTATTTTAAGAGAAAGAAAAGTACAATTCAGATTTGATGATGAATTACAAGCAGATGCTGCTTTAGTAAAATCAGTTGGAGAAATTAAAGCTCCTCTATCAGATGTATCAGGAAATGCAAATGTACTAATATTCCCTACATTATCAGCAGGAAATATAGGATATAAATTAGTTCAAAGATTGGCAGGTGCTAATGCTTATGGACCAATTATTCAAGGATTAAATTCACCTGTAAATGACTTATCAAGAGGATGTTCAGTTGAAGATATAGTTGTATTAACTGCTATTACATCTGCTCAAGCTTGTATAGATTGTTAATATTGATTAGCTATAAAATAAAATAATTATAATAATTATATAATAAAACAGATGGAGGAAAAGATAAATGAAAATACTAGTAATTAATTGTGGAAGCTCTTCACTAAAATACCAATTAATAAATCCAGAGACTGAAGAAGTTTTCGCAAAAGGACTTTGTGAAAGAATTGGAATAGATGGTTCTAAGATGGAATACGAAGTTGTAGCAAAAGATTTTGAAAAAAAATTAGAAACCCCTATGCCAAGCCACAAAGAAGCGTTAGAATTAGTAATATCTCATTTAACTGATAAAGAAATAGGGGTTATAGCCTCTGTTGATGAAGTTGATGCAATAGGGCACAGAGTAGTACATGGAGGAGAAGAATTTGCACAATCAGTTTTAATAAATGATGCAGTTTTAAAAGCTATTGAAGCAAATAATGATTTAGCACCTTTACATAATCCAGCGAACTTAATGGGAATAAGAACTTGTATGGAACTTATGCCTGGAAAGAAAAATGTTGCTGTGTTTGATACTGCTTTCCATCAAACTATGAAACCAGAAGCATTTATGTATCCATTACCATATGAAGATTACAAAGAATTAAAAGTTAGAAAATATGGTTTCCATGGAACATCTCACTTATATGTATCTGGAATTATGAGAGAAATTATGGGAAATCCTGAACATTCAAAAATAATAGTTTGTCACTTAGGAAATGGAGCATCAATAACTGCTGTTAAGGATGGAAAATCAATTGATACTTCAATGGGATTAACTCCTTTACAAGGTTTAATGATGGGAACAAGATGTGGAGATATAGATCCAGCAGCTGTACTATTTGTTAAAAACAAAAGAGGACTTACAGATGCTCAAATGGATGAAAGAATGAATAAGAAATCTGGAATTCTTGGATTGTTTGGAAAATCTTCTGATTGTAGAGATATGGAAAATGCAGTTAAAGAAGGAGATGAAAGAGCAATACTTGCTGAAAGTGTTTCTATGCATAGATTAAGATCATATATAGGGGCTTATGCTGCTGTTATGGGTGGAGTAGATGCTATCTGCTTTACAGGAGGAATAGGAGAAAATTCTTCTATGACTAGGGAAAAAGCATTAGAAGGTTTAGAATTTTTAGGAGTTGAATTAGATAAAGAGATTAACTCAGTTAGAAAAAAGGGAAATGTAAAATTATCTAAGGAAACTTCAAAAGTTTTAGTATATAAAATACCTACAAACGAAGAACTAGTTATAGCAAGAGATACTTTTAGATTAGCAAAATAAGAATATAATTAAGAAATTAAACAATACAAAATTAATATTAGTGAAATAATAGAAATTAAACAATTAGAATTAGGAGGAAACTATATGGCAAAAAAAATGCAAACTATGGACGGTAACCAAGCTGCCGCATACGCATCATATGCTTTTACAGAAGTGGCTGGAATTTATCCTATAACTCCATCTTCTCCAATGGCAGAATATACTGATGAATGGGCTGCTAAGGGAATGAAAAATATCTTTGGTGTCCCTGTAAAATTAGTTGAAATGCAATCAGAAGGAGGAGCTGCTGGAACAGTTCATGGTTCTTTACAAGCTGGTGCTCTAACAACAACTTATACAGCATCTCAAGGATTACTTTTAAAAATTCCTAATATGTATAAAATAGCTGGAGAATTAT